GCATCTAACACGACTATTTCCCAGTCTGTGTTTTTAAGCCAATGCTCTACGGTGTGTGAGCCGATAAATCCAAGCCCACCTGTTAGCAATACTCTTTTGTTCATATTTCTCCTTAGAAATAGGTTTGCCCCCAACGATCGTGTTGAGGGCAAACCATCGCCGTATTAGTTAATACCCAAGTGTGTGTTTTTGTGTATTTGAAGCGATACTAAAATTGTAACTCATATTTGAAGATAAGTCAAGCCCAACTACCATGGCGTCACCTGATCGTCAAACTCTTCATTCTCTAATGCTTCGTTTAACTCCTCATCACTTCGCTCTGGTGCTGAAGTATTAATTGTATTTGCGTATTGTGCAAACTCAACTACTTCAAATGGCCAAGTATTTCCTCGCTTACAAAGAGTCGGCCACTCTCGTGCCTCTCTCTGTCCACGGTAATGATTAAACGAAATAAGTTCAGGGTCCGTTGGGTCTGGTGCTAGCGCTAAACCAAACTCCGACCAACGTGACCAAACTGCGGAACCGAATGGACGCAAGTCCCTTTGCCCACCTGAGCCTAGGGGAGCGTGGTGCTCAATCCATAAAGCACAGTTGTATGTGTGCCGAATGTAGTCTAGGAATCGAGCAATCTCAATAGACACTGATTCTGCTGTTCGCCCACCCGGATCAAGAAACGCTTTGTACAGTGGACCGAAGAAAAGAATGTCTGGCTCTACAGAAGCCACATGTTCTTCTACTAATGCACGGTCTGCTGATGTCAGCAAGTTGATTCCGTCAGGCTTCATCAACAAGTGAGCATCCATATCCTTGTGCTTGTCAAACCACTTGATCTTGTCATAGATCCGCAATGACGTTCTGCGAATGATTCGTTCAGGGTTTTCCAAGTCAATCATGAGGGTACGCACAGGTTCCATTGCGTCTCTGCGAAATGGGTGAATACCAGCAGCGCTCATAAGTGCAACTTGTCTAGCCAATGTAGTTTTACCGGCACCTTCTGCCGCAACCACTATCACACGTTCTTGTCGTTCCAAAAGATTTGGAATAACCCAGTCATACGAAAGATCAACGTTAGTTTCTAAGAATGGACTCCATTCAACCATTGTGCCTTGGTCTGAGTGTTGTCTGTCTTTCACAGTTATAAACTGATCAAATGCAGATGCTACTCGCCCATGGATGATCCCCTCTGAGGCAGATGCATCAATGTCTTGCAACGCTGTTATTAACTTGTTTAGATCTTCATTTTGACTGTTAATCGTGACCTCTTGTTCGATTGGTGCTTCAGTATCAAAAGGAACCAAGCCTTCTTGTAGTGACTCACCTGCTTCAATCATGTCGCTAACATCTGCGTAAGTGCTTGGCTTGAAGACCTTAACGTTTGACCCTGCTTTCGTCAGGTCATTGTAAACTGATCGTGCATGTAGGTATCCGGCCTCATCATTGTCGCATATGATGACGACCTTTGCTCCTGCTAGCGTCTTTGTGTGTTCCTCTGTCCATTTCTTTTGTCCTTGCCCACCAGCACCGCCAGCATTCGTTGTGGCCGTCTTACCCAACGCTTCTAACGAGTGTACGTCTTTTTCTCCTTCTACAACGTAGATGGGACGTCCCTCTTCTTTTGCTTGAAGGACTTGAGGAAGTCGGTACAGTGGCTTTTCAATATCGGAAGTAGACCAGTTCCATCCACCAGAACCATCTGGTCGCCTTTGTCGGAAAGTCTTTTTGCCTCTGTCATCAACATAACGCAAAACCTCCATGACAAGGTTGCCGTCAGGATCAAAATACTTGTATGTGTCAACAAGGTCTAGTTTGGACTTCTGAGGCTTAGGCGTATCTTTTGGAAATAGGTCGCCAACCTCAAGTCCAATAGAGGTACAGATCTCTCCCAAGTCACACCCACCACCACGAAGGCACTTCATCAGAACTTGATTTTGGTTCCCTACAGAAATGCGTAGCGATGGATTATCGTCATCGTTTCGACATGGGCAATTTGCATCCCACTGATTCTTACCTGACTTGCTGTGATTGACTCTCGCCAAAACATCATCAATTGGCTGAGTCATAACCGTACCTTTCCAAGATATAAGCCTCTCTTGTTTTTTCGTATAACGAAATAAACATAGCACGATCTGCGTTAGTTGTCAATGCTGTGGCATTAGTACCAAGTCTTTTGATGGTATCTGCCAACACAGTATGTGGCTTGTCATAGTCGTAGGTACCACTATAAATCTTTTGGCCGATAGCCTGTAGAACTGTCCATGCCTCTTCTGGCTCTGGTGGAAGTTCTTCGTCTCTCATGTGAGCAAGGACGGCAATGCGGAGTTCACCGGGTCTAGGTGCCCACTTGCGGCCAGAAAGGCCCATATGTTTAATTGTTTTCTTTACGTCTTCATACGGCAAGTCTTCAATGTACTCCCAAAAGCCTTTTGCTTTTATGGTGATTGATGAAGCGTCAATGGCTTGATTCCAAGTCACGCTTAGGAGTTCGACTACCGCTTTACATTCATTCTTGTCCATAGTTAAAGATTACTCCTGATTTTAATAAAAGTCAAATGTGGCTTATACCGGTCCCCCCGAAGGAGGACCGGTTAGCAACTTGACAATCAGAAGTCTTCAAATGGATCTGAAGATGGGACTGTTGCTTTGGATGCAGTGCTTGCGCTTGAGTTGTTGCTACCAGAGCCATCATACTGACGACGGGTAACTGAGTCAATTGCGTAAACATTAACTGCCACGGCATCGGCTACAACCTCAACGGTTGATCGCTTTTGTCCGCTATCCTTATCTTCCCATGATCGCTGTTCAAGGCGACCAGTGACGATAACAGGCAATCCCTTCTCCAAAATGCCTGCAGCATCTTCAGCGGTTTTACGCCATGCTACAACATTGAAGAATGAAGTTTCCTTCTGCCATTCGCCGTTAACCTGAAAGTTGCGATTCGATGCTACTGAGAATAGTAGTCGAGCATTTCCATTGCTGGAATATTTCAACTCAGGATCAGCGGTGACATTACCTTTGATTACAGTGTCTGCGTTACTCATATTAAGTATCCTTCCATTTAGTTACTAGCAGATACTCGGTATCTTACAGCGATTACTCAACCTTGTCAATAGCATTAGTGGATTTTCTATAAAAAGTTTACTACGATACTAATATGCCTAACAATAATGAAGTTAAGTTAAAGTTTTTTGACAAGATGGTTGATGTCTTGGTTGATTTGTATGACCCTACTGAAGACGAGTTTGAAGAAACAAAAGATGACATGCTACAAGTTGTTTCAATGATTTTTGAATCTTTACAGTTAGACGTTGAATTTACAGACAATGAAAAAGTTGTGTTCTCAGTTGTTTTGTGAGTAACTAATGTGCTCTAAGAAGTGGCGTCTACACATCACTTGATAATCAATTACAAGTTCATCATTATCAACAATTTCTGTGTCTCCTGAATTGACACCCTTGCCACCTTTGAACAAGGCGTTGTGCGTTGCCCTTGCTCCACACCAGCATCTAACTCCGTTGCGCATTTGTACGATTCGGTCAGATACCTCTAGTAGTCTTTGCGTGGCCGGAAACAACGAACCTTTGTAGGTGGTGAGTAATCCGTATGCAATTATTTCAATGTTGCAATGATCGGCCAAGTAAGGCAATTCGTTAACTTGGTCTATTGAAAAGAACTGTACTTCATCAATAAATATGTAACGCACTTCAGTACTAAACATTTCCTCAAAGTTTGCCACCGCATCCTTCAAGGTTGTTTCTTCACATACACCAGTTGAGTGACTCATGCCTCCCATTCGATTGGTACAAACAGAGTCTCCTGACCTATCATTTTTATTCAGCAACATAACCTCATTCGGGAACGCTTTGTTGAGATTAAAATGTGACTGAAGAAGATGGGTTGTCTTTCCAGAAGACATTGTTCCCATCATAAAAGTTATTTGGGCCATGCCTTTATACTAGCGCTATTCTATCTGTGCTGAGTTCCAAGCCTCAGATCTATCATGACGGTATGTAGGATTAACTGTGCTTGGAACATTCTCCACGCCAGTAACAGCGGGAGAATGGAAAACTTTCTTTACAGCCATTTTCTTACCGGTTTCTGGATGCTCTAGTTCGGTAAGGGTGTCTTCTTTGATTGACTGATAAACGTCTATTGTTTCCTCTGTATCAACAAATTTGTATGTGTATCTTGGCATACCACCTATTATACAGGCGTCGCTACCGTAGGGCAAGTGTTACCTGAAGTACAATAAGCATATAAGTGTGTGTTTCTGTGTATTTGGGGTGATCCATGAGGCGAAGACGAGGAAGTGTCTTCAAAAAACTCGCAAAAGCCTGTTTTGTTTGGCTTTTAGTTACGGCGTGGTTTGCGCCTACTTCTGCATGGGCTAGCACATACAATGTTACTGGATTGTCTGACTGGTACTTCTACTTGGAGCAAGAGACTGAAGTAACGCTTTACGGTAACTCAAATGAAGCGTGTAGTGCAATTGATTGGGAAACTACAGGCACAGATCCATATCTGTTCTTGTACGACTATGACAATAATGACTCGTACTTGACTGAAGACGACGATGCTAACCACAACGATGCTGATCAATGTGTAAGTGCAAAAATAACTGGAACTTATCCCGCTGGTATCTACCGAATAAGAGCGGGCTACTGGGATGAAGACTCTGGTAGCACAGTCAATGGAACTACTGGTAACCCTGACTATGAACAAGATTGGGGTGATCTAACCTACACACTCGCCACGAACGGCGTCACGCTATATGACTACGCCCCATCTGTTGGCCCACCCATGAATCTGACCATTACAGACAATGGTACTTCAATCACGCTAGATTGGGACGCACCTAATACTGGGTACATTCCTGTGGAGCGCTACGCTATTTCTTGGAGTATTCCCCCTGCTGCTGGTTGGGGAATCTCTACTGGTAACGTTGGTGATGCGAACGCTTTGGATACGGAGATAACTATTCCATATTCATCTTTTGAAAACAGTGGTGGACTTAACGAAACCTATCGAATAGACGTTCGTTCTGATAATGATACTTACGGCTACTACTCAGGTTGGTCTAATCAAGTTGAAATTCTCATTGGAGATCCTGACACTGACGGAGATGGTGTTGTAGACATTGATGAGACTGAAGGCTGTGTTGATGACGTGGACTGTGATGACGATGGCACAGGTGACCTTGAGGACCCTGACGACCTAGATCCAGACGTTCCAGTTCTCACAGTTGATACTGACGGCGATGGAGTATTTGATGCTGAAGAAACAGAGGGCTGTGCCGACAACGTAGACTGCGATAATGACGGAACTGGCGACTTGCAAGACCCTGATGATACTGATCCTGATGTCCCTGTCCTAACTGTGGACACAGATGGCGATGGCGTGTTTGACGCTGAAGAAGAGCAAGGGTGTGAAGATAATGTTGACTGCGATAATGACGGTACCGGAGATGCTGAAGATCCAGACGATGCTGACCCAGACGTGCCTGTATTGACTATTGACACTGACGGTGATGGTGTCTTTGACGCAGAAGAGGAAGAAGGGTGTACTGAAACTACTGATTGTGATGAGGATGGTACCGAAGATTTAGAAGACCCTGATGATAAAGATCCCGACGTGCCTACATACACCACGGATACAGATAACGATGGAGTCTTGGATATAGATGAAGAAGCGGGCTGTGCAGATAGTGCGGACTGTGACCAAGACGGTACTGGTGACAACGACGATCCTGATGATAAAGACCCTGACGTTCCAGTTTTGACTGTAGACACAGATGGTGACGGCGTGTTTGATCAAGAAGAAGAGAATGGTGAAGATAAGCAAACTGGTGAAATAGTTGAATGTTACCTTCTCCCTGACTGCGACTTTGATGGAACGGGAGACGCTGAAGACCCTGATGACCACGATGCAGATATTCCTGTTTGGACCGTGGACAATGATGAAGACGGAGTGTTTGACAAGGGTGAAGAAGAGGGATGTGTTTGGGATGTTGACTGTGACGACGACGGCACGGGCGACAGGGATGACCCTGATGATGGTGATCCAGACGTTCCGGTCTGGACGATAGACACTGATAATGATGGAGTCTTTGATAAGGGAGAAGAGGAAGGATGTAAAGATTTAGTTGACTGTGACTTCGACGGAACTTTTGACTCATTTGACCCTGACGACTTTGATCCTGATGTTCCCTTCTTAACAATTGACTCTGATGGTGACTTAGTTTTCGACAAAGAGGAGTTTGAAGAGTGTATCAATAATCCCGATTGTGACTTTGACGGTATTGAAGACTTTGAGGACATTGACCCACTTGACCCAGACTCGCCGTTTCTAACTATTGACACTGACAAAGACGGGGTATTTGACGCTGAGGAAGAGTTTGGTTGTGAGTTCTTAGAAGACTGTGATGATGATGGCGTGCTAGACAAAGACGACCCCGATCCCCTTGACCCTAATGTTCCTGTAGAAACTGTCTTGATTGACGGCGAAGAAGTTGTATTTGAGTTTATTGACGAAGAAACAGGTGAACCTCTATCGGCGGAAGAGTTCTTTGACGAGTTTGATGTTGAAGAAGACGAGAGAGAACTTGCTTTAGAACTAAACGATCTTGGTCTTGACATTGAAGGTGTTGACCTTGCTGAGATTGACGTAGCAGAAGAAAAAGTTCTTGAAGAGTTGGATGAGATTGACGAGGAGTTCGCTGAAGACTTCCTTGATATCGTTGACGGTGAGGTAACTGAAGAAGAGATTGAAGAACTTCTAGAGAATGAAGATGTTTTTGAGCAGATCGTTGCCGAAGATGGTGCCGCTGTTCAGGTGTTTGTTCAAGCCGTGAACGAAGCAGACGATTCAGTTAAAGCGCAGTTTGAAGAAGAAGTAGACATCTTTGATGATGAAGCGTTCAACGAATATGTTGCCGAAGGTTCCGCAGTTGATACAGAAACTCGACGTACAGTCGTCGCTGTTGCTGCTGCGGCAACAGTGGCTGCGGCAACCACCACTACTGCTGGCCCATCTGGTGGCGGTGGCGGTGGCACAGGAGGAGGCTCCGGTGGTGGAGGCGGTGGGTCTTCAGGCGGAGGATCAAGAAGAGCGAAAGCAAAAGCAAGTGCACGAGGTAAGTAAGGAGGTGCCATGAAACAAAAATTATCAAAAATAGGAAAACTAGTGATTGGTGGTGTACGCAGGGTATTTAGAGAATTCGCTTACCTTGGGTGGACTTTAGCCGGAACCGGTTTGGTTTTGATCACTTTGAGTTCAACGACTTTGACACAGGGAATATATATTTCTTTTGCCGGTCTTGCACTCCACTTGATTGGAACAATACTAGACTATATAGATGATGAGAGAGAAGATGAAAGCAACGACTGACATGCTCTGGAACACTCTTGGCCGTATTGGTGCGGTGTTCTGTATGAATGCCATGGCAATAATTGGTGGTTCAAGTTTGATCGGCGGCATTGATCCATGGAAAGCGGCGTTCCTTGCGGGCATCACTTCCACGGCTGCTGTTGTTCAGAAGTTGGCTGCCGCTTACGCAGATGATGGTGTTCTCACTAAAGAAGAGATCGACAGCGCATTTAATGCTCCAAAATCCGATATCACAAATTAGTAAATCTTAGGTAAACTTTTATCTAAACGTTACTAGACATTGGTTGTAAGGGTACTGTACAATATAAAGGTGAGGGAAACCTCTCACATTATCCCCTAACGAGGAGAAAAAGTTAAATGCCAGAGATTAATATGGATATCATCAAGCAAGCCGCCGAGCGATGTGCGATGACTTTTGTTCAGACATTCTTTGCAATGTTCGTTGTAACCGATCTTAGTTCTGCTAAGGGTGCTGCTACCGCTGCTGTGGCTGCCGCATTCTCAGTTGCTAAGTCACTTGTTGCCACAAAAGTTGGCGATAAAAACTCAACATCAATTGTTTAATGTCACATAGCCATTGCTTGATTTACCCTTGGTGATGGCTTTATAATAAATTCAAGTTAGGGTTAAGGGTTTTTACTTCTTTTGTTTACCTTCTCACTAACTAAAGAAGAATCCCCCACTCGTAAGGGTGGGGGATTTTTTATTTAACAACTCGTTTCGGGAAATGCCCCTTGCCAGCAACAATGTCTTTAGTAATTGTTTTGATC